ATTGCTGAGCCTAAACTTAGTGAAGAACCGAAGCCGAAACAACGTAGGCGTCGGACAGTAAAGCCCAAGTTGGAGCAGGTTGATGGCGTTCGGAATCATCGCGACACCAGGAGCAGCTAATGCCAATAGCTATGTAACAGAAGCAGAAGCAGTTGATTACATTGCTCAAATGGTTAGTAACGCTGATGTGCAGCATTGGAATAGTGGTAACGATGATAGTCGGCACCGCGCTCTTGCTAGTGCTACACAGCGTCTTGATCGTGAACGATTCTTAGGCGCTAGGGCGACAGATACGCAAGCTTTGCAATGGCCTCGCACAGGTGTCAGAAAACCTGACACCTACATCAACACTTATGCCGTTGGTTTTCCTTTTAGGATTACTACGGATTATTTTACTGACACTGAAATCCCGGAACAGGTTAAGCGTGCGCAAGTAGAGCTTGCTGTATATCTGCACAATAATACAGATGGTTTAGGGCTTTCAGGTTTAGAGGATTACAAGAATGTCAAAATCGGAAGCTTAGACGTAACTCCCAATTTATATGGTGCGACTGGCGCAGATCGCATCCCGCCAATGGTTGAGCGTTACTTGATTGGCATTAGAATCAGTGGACCAGGCAACATTGCTATCAAACGGAGTTGATCATGGGATTGTATTCAATCGGTGGCGGCGACGCTGTTGCGCGTGAAGGGCTTGAAATCCCTACGCATGATTTTGTGCAAAATACTTATACGGGCAGCAACCTGACAAGGGTTGAGTTTAAGCGGAACGGTTCAGGTGGTCATGTTGTCGCTACCCTAGACATGACTTATGACGGCAGCGGCAACCTTCTCACCGTTGCACGGAGCTGATTATGGCTTATAAATACAATCCACTGCTTCCTGCTGGTCTTGATCAAGTAAGTGCAGGAGGAGGAGGCGGAACCCCTGGTGGCGCTGACACTCAAGTTCAATTCAACGACGGTGGAGCGTTCGGCGGCGACGCGGGTCTCACCTACAACAAAACGACTGACGAACTCACAGTTGCCGGTGACATCAACCTCGACGACGGCGGCACTTTTAGTACCACAGTTCAGTCTGTAACGCCAACTGCCAACCGCACAATCAGCTTCCCCGATGCAACCGGTACCGTCGCATTAGTTGCTGGGTCTAGTGGGCAGGTCACGTATAACAATGCTGGCGCACTTGCCGGCGGGAATCTTGCTTATGACTCCACTGCAGGCACCTTTGGATATGGAACTGGCCGTGGCACCGTCACGCAAGCCACCAATAAATCAACTGGCGTCACTCTTGACGCTCCTTGTGGCGCAATCACTATGAATGGTGCTGCATTGAGTGCAGATACCACGGTGAGCTTCACGCTTACAAACAGCAGCATTGCTGCAACTGATCTTGTGTTACTGAATCACGTTTCCGGCGGCACCGTTGGCTCCTATGTCGTCAACGCTCAAGCCGCTGCTGGATCAGCTGGCATCAATGTCACCAACATCTCGACTGGCTCCCTCAGCGAAGCCATTGTTATTGGCTTTGCCGTCATCAAATCCTGAAGGAGGTTTTTCTCATGACTCAATTTACGATTGACATTCCCGATGAACTGCTGCCTGCTCTTGAGGCTGAGTTCTCTTTGGTGCAAGGTAGCACCGCCGCTACGACTGCTGAAGAGTATTTTGCTGGCAGCGTAGTTGAAACCGTGCGACAACGTGCTGAACTTTATAAGGTTGGTCCTTATTACGTTGGTCCTGTTGACCCACAGTTTCGCCAAGATGGCAAGCCGTTTGGTTATGTCGAGCCCGAGCCAGTAGACAACGACACTACTGAGCCCGATGGAGGTGAAGTATGACGCTTGTTTGGCGGCCAGGGTTTCAGTTTGATGCTGATGCCTCCACTTACATCGAAGCGGTGGAGGCTGCTGACACACAGGCATTGGAAACTGGTGTCCGTTACGCCATCAATGATTTTGTCCTTGGCTGCAAGAATGATGGCATCTGGGATGCAATTAAGGCGTGTTGCATCCTTGCTGGTGCTAGGACGTTGAGTGGTGCGTTGGTTCCACTTGTAGGGGCTGCACCTACTAACAACAACTTTGTCTCTGGAGATTACAACCGGGAGACTGGGTTGCAGGGTGATGGGAGTACGAAGTATTTGGATAGCAATAGAAGTAATACGGCTGATCCAGAAGACGACAATCATTTAAGTGCGTGGTCGGCAGTTGAGGGAGGCGACGGTAATCTAATTGGAGTAGATTCCAATCATATTCAACTGGAACCAGGACTAAGTGTTTTGTACGCACGCTCTAGATCGTCAACTCCAGATAGCTTGTCAGGTTCAAGCTGGACTGGACTGGCTGGAATTAGTAGAAACAACTCTAGCGTTTTCAATTTTAGAACCAATCAGACAACAGCAACTTTTAGCAGAGGCTCAACGTCTTACACAGCAGGCAACGTGTTTGTGTTTAGGAGAAATTCAACCGGAGTCTATTCCGACGCCCGCCTCTCCTTCTACAGCATCGGTGAATCCCTAGACCTCGCCGCCCTTGACACCCGCGTGTCTAACCTTATGACAGCTATCGGAGCAGCAATACCATGACCTACACACAAGTTTCCAACACTACGACCGATGGGGAGGTGACATTATGAGCCCTATTTATGTGCCGGGGAAGGTGACGCTGGCGAAGGAGTTCACCGTCCAAGATTACATGTGGAATTTTCCGCAGCAATATGGACTGTGGTCCCCGGTCGAGATCACCACAGCGCTGTGGCTTGATGCGGCGGATGCGAGCACGATCACCGAAAGCGGTGGAGCGGTAAGTCAGTGGGATGATAAAAGTGGGAATGGTAGAGATATTAGTCAAGCATCATCTACTCAGCGCCCTACCCTTGCAACAACAGGACTGAACGGCAAACCAACACTAGATTTTGACGGCTCCAATGATTATTTGTTTAACGCTTCGGTCGGAGCTTCTGGACTATCTAATGCAACAATTATTTCCGTCTTTAAGCAAGTAACGGGAGGACCCACTGAAGATCACCAAATCAACATTGGACAAACTGGTACTACAGGCAAAGTCCGAGGTTTTTACCGTCCAGGAAACGCTACGGTGTTAGGTTTTGGAGGTTGGGCAAGAATCGCAACTTCTTCTTTTTCGTTAGATATTGGCGGCGCTCACCACATTTTTGGTTTCGCCAACACTGCGCTGTCTGGTTCAAATAATCTGCAAATTTTCAAAGACGGATCCGTTGAAACCTTGACCACTTCCGCTGCGCTATCTACAACTTTAGACGGCTTTTCAGTCGGCTCTCTGCAAGGTGCATTAGTAGGAAATTATTACTCCAATATCTCTGTTGCGGAAATTATTGTTTTATACGAAGCAATCTCTACCGTAAATCGCCAAAAACTAGAAGGCTACCTAGCCCACAAATGGGGACTCACTGCAAACCTCCCTGCTGATCACCCATACAAAACCGTAGGACCGACGCCATGACCTACACAAACCACGGCAGCGTAGTCACTGCCGTTAATGGCACTATCATTTGCAAGGCAGACGTTGTAAGCTTATCGAAACTGAAAAGACAATGACCGGTTTAAACCTTGACTTCTCCTCTGTTATTGACGAACTGCCCAGCCAAAGGCAACGAGGTGCAGATGTATCTTGGCACCGGACAAAAATCTTTCCCTGTGCAATACTATCCTGGTGTACCGACTGCAAGCAGTATTTGCCAGTGACAAGTTTTTATATTTACAAGAAACAACAAAAATCGCGTCTTGACATTTTAAATAACAAAAGGGCCAGTCATTGTCGTGAATGCTCTAATAAACGTTTTTTGCAAATTGATCCACGGTCTAAGCTTTTAAACTCAGCGAGGCAAAGGGCTACATCAAAAGGTTTAGAGTTTAGTTTAAAAATTGATGATATTGTAATTCCTGAATATTGCCCCGTGCTTGGCATCAGACTTGAAGCAAGTATTGGTGAAGGCAGGAAAAGCCTTGATCAGCTTGAGCACTCTCCCAGTCTTGATCGAGTAGATAATACAAAGGGCTATACAAAAGACAATGTTATGGTCATTTCACTCAGGGCTAATAATATTAAAAAGGATGCAACTTTAGCAGAATTAAAAGCTTTGGTAAAGTATGTAGAAGATTTTCAATCTGCCACTACCATGCCAAATTGTAGAAAGTTATCGGCATATTACCAATCTATCGCCGTATTACCAATCTATCGCCATTCGGAGGTGTTGCGATGAGCTGGATTATTACGGGGAAAGAAGCTGATCCACTGCTGCTGGATTCGTATTCAGGTGCCGCCGCTGCATACAGCCTTCGCCAACTGAGCTGGGCATATGGTGGCCCAGTTGTCCGCGTCCGCCGCGATAACGACAACGCCGAACAAGACTTCACCGCCACAGAGGTGAGTGACGGCACGCTTGCTGCGTGGGTTGGTGCTGGGAATGATGGTTTTGTACGGACGTGGTACGACCAGAGTGGCAATGGATATGACTTTGTGCAGACAATTTTATCTAATCAACCTACATTAGTCTCTAGTGGAGCTTTGGTTTTAATTTCCGGCAAGCCAGGAATACAAACAGTCCTGGATGACACCCCCAATGCCATAGGGTTAACAGTTGACTCGTTTCCCGTTTCTCAGCCGTTCACTGTTTTCGCTGCTGCCAATAGGGCTACAACGGATAATAGGCAGGTTCTTTTAGCGACAGACGACGTTGTAACTCGGCTTGCGCTAAACGGAATCACGTCTGCAATTCAATCCGGAGCCGGAGCTGACGTAGTTTACGCAACTATTACTACAGGAAAGCAACTTCATTACGGATTTTACAGCGGAGCAAACTCTGAATTTGCGCAAAACGGAGCAATTGCAACAACCGGAAACGCTGGGACCAATTCATTTGCTGACTTAAAATTCAGCAAGACTTCAGGCGGCAGTAATGTTTATGGATGGATTGGCCAGATATTTGAAGCAATAATTTACCCCTCCGACCAATCCACCAACCGCGCCGCCATCGAAGCCAACATCAACGCCCACTACAGCATCTTCTAGCTCGCCCTCGTAGTGTCCCCGACTAGCATGTAGCCATGGCATTCACTGAAGACCTAACCGTATTCCTCGACACCGCTGAGTTTGCGGTGCCGCCTCCTAGATGCCCGCGTCACCACACTTATGTCCGACATTGGAGCAGCAATACCTTAACCCGCCCTCGTAGTTAGCGTGTAGCCCTAACCCACTCAACATCTATTTCGGATTTTATTTTGACAGCAACGTTGGTAACGTCTAAGCTAAACCCATTAAACTGTTAAAAACGCTCCAAACATCATGACGCTTGCAGGCCCATTGCGCAGGGTTGCATCAAAACTCATGAATAAGTTTGGCAGTGATGTCACTATCCGCTCTGTGACAACTGGGGCTTACGATCCAGTGACCGGCACTGCAGCAGAAACTACAACTGATATTGGTGTAAACGGAACACTGGAAGATGTAAACCTCAGCGAGGTTAATGAGCTGATTCAGGCTAGTGACAAGCGATTGCTGATAGCAGCACTTGACTTAAATGGGACAACCATCACCACAGCTGATCGCGTCATCATTGAAAGCATTACTTATCAAGTAATATCAATCAATACGATTGAACAGGACAACCAGCCTATTACTCATGAATTGATACTGAGGGCTTGATTATGGCACGCATTATTAAACTAAATCAGATCGCTGAGTTTATGGGCGATCAGGTTGATCAGCTTGTGCGTGCGATGACGCTTGAAGCTGAAGGTCGCTTAAAAGAAGAAACGCCTGTTGACACTGGAAGGTTGCGCGGCAATTGGCAAACAAAAATCGAACCAAAGCTAGGCACGATCAGCAACAATCTTCCATATGCTGAGCCCGTGATGTATGGCACAAACTTGCCTGCATCTTGGGGCGGCAAGTACCGCACGCGGCAGGGTACAAAACCAGGCTTTCCTGAACTGATTGCTAAAGAACTTGAAGCCTATGCACGGGCAGAATATGAGCGTATTAAACGGAAGAGCTGATGGCAGCCGTAAACCTGAACACTGTTCGAGCAACAATTGAAAGCAGGCTTGCAATTGAACTTGCAAGTTCTCCGGCTATTCCTGTTGTGTTTCACAATATGGATTACAAGCCTGCGGTCAATGCATCATGGGTTCAATGTCTAGTAAGTTTCGGCCAAAACGAATACTTGAGCCAAGGTTTGACAACTGACTCTCAAAATCGCGTTGTTGGCCTATTGCTTTTGAACATTTTTACCCCACAAGGCGAAGGCCCTGGCGCCAACTATGTGATAGCTAAGCGTGTGCGAGACCTTTACAATAGAGTTATCGTGTCGGAGGTTTACTTCGATGCAGCCAACGGCCCATCAGTATTGGCTACGCCTGTACCCGAGGGCTATTTTCAAACTCAGGTCCGTGTGACCTTTGAATTCATCGAGGAACTCTGACCATGGCCACCATTCGAGGTGAACAAGGCTCCGTCCAATTTGATGCTGCAGGTTCAGCTAATGCTACTGTCGTTGGCACTCGTAGCTGGAGTCTGACTACTACGAAAGAAACGCTTGACACTTCAGTTCATGGCGACACTTTCCGTAGTTTTGTCGGCAGCATGATTTCTGGCAGCGGTACTGTCGAGCTGGTTTACGATCCTGATGCAACCGGCCAAGCTGGTTTTCTTGAGGATGTGTTGACCACGGCAGATCCTGCAGACGCAACCTTTGAGCTGTTTACGACTGGTAGCGTTTCCGGTACTGATTCGATCAGTTTTGCTGGCATCGTTACTGACATGGAGATTAGCTCCAACGTTGGTGATCTTGTGGTTGTTAGCTGCAGCTTTATTACCAGTGGAACTATTACAGGCAACCTTGAATAATTAAGGATGCTGGACTAAGCTTTGGGGCATCATGCTTTGTCGTTGAATGCCAGCTCCTAAATCTCGAACAGTCGATTTGCTGGTTGAGGCGTTTGACCTTAACCAGCGTCGCAAATTTGAGCTTAAGAACGCAGCAGGCGAAGTCGTAATTGAGCTGTATTTTAAGCCGATCACTCGGGCTGATCGCAAGAAAGCGCAGACGATGGCGCAAAGCGAAGAAGCTCTAGACATTAGCACTTACATGCTTTGTCAAATGGCGGAGCTAAAGGATGGTGAAAAAGCTTTTGCCATGGCGGATGCACCCAAGCTGCAGCGACAGCTACCTGAGTCAGTGTTAAATGAGGTTGAGTTGTTTTTGTTTGGCCTTGGTGGTGAAGAAAGCCTGAAGGAAGCAAAAAACGATTAGAGCAGGACAGTTGGCTCTTTTTTGAGTTTCATCTGGCCTGCGAGCTTGGCATGACAGTAAGCAAGCTCCGCACCGAACTTACGGATGCAGAGTTTGTGCATTTTGCTGCTTACTACGAGTTGAAGGGTGAACGTGAGAAGGATGCGATGGATCGCGCAAAGCGAGGTCATCGATAAACTGAACGTATTGCAGAGCGTGCCGTGGCAGTATCCAACGTTGAGCTTAAGGTTGATGGCCGCAGCGCGACAAGAGAACTTAATCGTGTCAATGCGGCGGTTGGAAAGCTACAGGGTGCTGTCGGCGGTTTGGTTGCAGGTTTTACCGCTGTTCAGACTTTCAAATTTGTATTTGCTAAAACAGCGGAGCTAGAAACACAAACAAAAAGCCTCAAGGTGCTGACGGGCTCCTTGGAGAATGCAAAAAGCATTATTAAAGAGCTGCAAGACTTTGGCGCAGTTACACCGTTCACAAGTGCAGAGTTAATTGAGACTTCTAAGCGTTTGAAGGCGTTTGGTGTCGAAACAAGCAAGCTTGTAGACACAACAAAAAGGTTGGGTGATATCGCCGGTGCGACGGGAGCTGACCTTAGTGGAATTGCGACTGCTTACGGCCAAATCCAAGCAAAAGGCAAGCTGCAAACAGAAGAATTGCTGCAATTGCAAGAGCGTGGCGTCGATCTTGCTGGCGTATTGAAAAAAGAATATGGTCTGACTGGTGAGGAATTTAGCAAAGCATTGCAAAAGGGCCAAATCAGTGCTGAAGCTGCTGAATTTGCACTGAAGAAACTTACTGACGCTGGTGGTCAATATGCAGACGGCGCAATTGCTCAATCCGACACTTTGTCTGGAAAATTTAGCACGCTGCAGGATAACATCGACCAACTTGCAAGAACAATCGGCCAGGTTTTGTCTCCTGTAATTAAAGGGGTGTTTGATCAGGCAATTCAGGCGTTAGGTGCCATAAACCAATTGCTTGCAAGTGGTCGCGCTGGAGCATTCAACCGAAAAATTGGCGGCATTAGCTCGGCAATCACTTTTGGACTTACATCGCAGGCAGTCGATGATATCGAAAAGTTTTTAGGTCAAATTTCTTCTCAAAAAAACAAAGCAGGAATTCAACAGAATATTCAGGCTTTGACACAGCTAAGCAACGTTTTGCAAAGGATTGGGGCAGAGGATCCAAACGCCGGAAGAGCGGTGGCCTTGCAAGGGCGAATTATGAAAATGCAAAGTCAAAATTTGCAAGCTTTAAAAGATTTACCTAAAAACCAGTTAAAAGAAATAACACTGCCTTCGCTAACGCCTAGCAACGCTACCTCTCGTGCAAGCAAAGCAGCAAAAGAACGTGTTGACATGTCTGAAGCAATGTTTACTTTAGAACAAAAACGACAATCACTAGCTTTTAGCAATAATGAATTGTTGAAAATTGAGCTTGACCGGCAGATTGAGGTTCAGCGAATTATGGAATCAAATATGTTGCCTCGTGAAAGAACGATTGCATTGCAAGAATCAACCAATCAAGCTCTTAAGCGTGGCGCTCAAGTCTTAAAGCCAATGATTGAAGGAGTTGCAGAATTGCAGCAAGGCGCAAAAGACGCCGGCACGGCTTTTGCTGAATTGTTTATTAAAGCAGACAACAAAAAACTTGCAGAACAAGCTGCAAAAATGGATCAGCTTTACCGTTCAATTGGCGATTCAATTCAGACTGGCATTGTTGATTCGCTAACGGCTGCTGTAGAAGGTACGAAATCGCTTGCTGAAGTAGCCTCTGACACGCTAAGAAGCCTTGCCAATATCATGTTGAAATTCGGTTTGCAGACGTTCCTGGGCGGTCTTGGTGGTGATGATGGCGTTGGATTCTTTAGTAAGCTCTTTGGTGGTGGCAGAGCCTCTGGAGGCACCGTAAAAGGAGGTACGTCCTACCTTGTTGGTGAACGTGGCCCTGAATTATTTACGCCTGGTCGTACTGGCAGCATTGCGCCAAACAACTCCATGGGTGGCGCTAACGTAACAGTAAACGTAGATGCTTCTGGCTCACGTGCTCAAGGTGACAATGCAAACGCATCACAACTTGGCAAAGCAATCGGTGCAGCTGTTCAAGCTGAATTGATTAAACAACAGCGACCCGGAGGCTTGTTAGCACGCTAATGGCTACTTTCCCTTCAATCACGCCAACGTACGACGCGCAAAAATCTAGTCGCCCAAATGTTCGTACGACTAGATTCGGTGACGGCTATGAGCAGCGCGTATCCTTTGGGCTGAATCAAAATCCAAAAGAGTGGTCGTTAGTTTTTGTTGTGTCGGAAACGGATGCTGACACAATTGAGACGTTCCTTGATGCGCGTGCTGCTGATAACGCTGCTTTTGATTGGACGCCGCCTGGGACAGTAACACCCTACAAATGGATTTGTTCTGAATGGTCAAAATCAATTCCGTACCTGAATCGAGCTACGATACAAGCAACATTCCGCCAAGTATTTGAGCCATGAGCACTATTGTCACCAGGGCTGGCAAAGGCTCACCACTCACTCACACCGAAGTTGATGCCAACTTCACCAACCTCAATACAGACAAGGCTGGCTACGTTGCGGGCGAAGGTGGCACAGTCACGCAGGCCACCAGCAAAAGCACAGGTGTCACGCTTAGCAAAAAGTGCGGTCAAATCACAATGAACGCAGCGGCACTTGCTGCTGATACAACCGTGACTTTCACGCTGACCAACACCGAGGTCGTTGCTACCGACATCATTGTCCTTAACCATGTCAGCGGAGGCACCGCTGGATCGTATCTGCTGAACGCTCAAGCTGGATCAGGTTCTGCGAGCATTAATGTCCGCAACATTACTGGTGGATCATTGTCAGAAGCAATCGTAATCGGCTTTGCCATTATCAAAGCTGTAGTTAGCTGAACATGGCTTACGTTGTCTCCGGTTACTGGGATGTCGGTTATACCGACACTGAATCTAGTGCGGCGATAACTGGTGAGCT